ATATTCCTCGGAAGCAAGCGAAGCATCAGTATTACTCCAGATGATTTCTTGGAATTGAAGGCATTGATAACAGAATAATTTTTAATGTAATATAATATGGAACAAAAGGAATTTATGAAAAAGTTTGATGAGCTGTATCAGATTATGACTACATCGAGCACTCCTAAGTTTATGCACATTTTCGGCGATACGATGAGGGAAATGATGTGCGACCTCGTAGAATTGAAGCCTACCTTGGCAGAAGAGTATCTTAGTCAGCTTTGTTCCGTAAAATGGCATAACTATCTTACAAAGAAGGAGGCTGATGATATTGTCGCGAAGATGAATCCACAAGCTATTTGGGATAAACAAACTTGGCTTGATGCAATGGAAAAGCTCGGTTTGCATACAGAAGAAAATCCATGCTATAATGACTATGCTCTGTATGTTGCGATGAACCAAGTAGTAAGCGACCACGGAGATACGATTGCTAATATAGCAGGCAAAAACTCTATCTCAGAAATTGAGCCTACTGAGCTTGTGAAATATGCCTACAATATGGCTATCGACCTCCTTAAAGATAAGGATGGTGTATATGATATAAGAGAATACTTTTTGAAGTAGATATATACAGTTTGAATCATTCTTAAAGAGAGATTTTTTATAAGTCTCTCTTTATTTGTTTACAGCCAAAGAAAGAATATTGCTTTATGTTAGATATAAAAAGCTATCTTTGCAAGCAAAAACGATTTATGGTAGGAGAAGTTGGAAATACAGGAACAAGAGCAACAGGCATTCTGCTATTCGGCGGAGAACTTAGTACGATGCTTTGGGATATGAGGTGGATGCTTCTGCTTATTGCTATTCTGATACTTGCAGATTATCGCCTTGGCTGTGAAGAAAGTAAAATGCACTATCTTGAAGCAAAAGCAAAAGGTAACGAACTTTTGTGTGAGCAGAATAAGTTCAGACGTTCAAGGGCAAGGAGAAAGACGGCAAACAAATTCATAGACTATATGATTTATATGATTGTCGGCATATCCTTCGGAAAGGCACTATTACCACAGCTGCACTTGGATTATATCTGGGGAGGTTGGTTAGCAACAGCAATTATTGCTGTATTGATTGAGCTTCCTAGTTCACTGGGGCACTTCTTTTATGTTCGTGGGGTAATCGTTAAGAAGAAGACAATAAAAGGCTTCTTAAAGGCATTCTTCATTGCACTTGTAAAGAAAAAGAGTGATGATGTAGGTGATGCCTTAGAGGAAGGATTTAAAGCTACGGAGGGTAAGGTATGAACGTAACAAGAGAACAGATTTTAGCCATCATGCCGAACGCAAAGAAATACGTTGACAAATATCTGCCGTACATTAACGGATATGCGGATATGTTCGGTATCAACACGAAGCTGAGAATGGCGAACTTCTTGGCGCAAGTTGCGCATGAGACGATGGAACTTGCCCATGTAAGAGAAATCGGGAACGCTGCTTACTGTCAAAAATACGAGGTCGGAAAACTCGCAAAGATGTTGGGTAATACAAAAAAAGGCGATGGGTATAGATACAAGGGGCGTGGCTTCTTGCATTTGACAGGCAGGGCGAACTATCAAGCATACAAGAATTCAAAATACTGCAAAGGTGATGTAGTTGAACAACCTCAGTTGCTGGAGCAGCCTCTTGGGGCTGTGAAGAGCGGTATGTGGTACTGGTTTATCCATGGATTGAATGCAATCGCCGACACAAACGACATCGTGGCGATACGCAGGAAAATCAATGGTGGTACAAATGGCTTGGAAAGTTGTAAGAAGTATTGGAACAGGGCTTTGATAGCCTTCAAAATAGCATAGCTTATGAAGTGGAAAGATGTATTGTATAATTTATCAATCTCGGTACTTTTGTTTCTTATGATACAGATTGTTGCTGGCTGCTCAGCTACCCCGAAGGTGGTTACAAGACAGACGTATATCAGCGACAGACAGTCGCACTGGGATTCATTGTTCAATGCTCGTGTATCAGCTACCTTTGAGCGATTTCAGCAGTCTCAGAAGGAGCAAAGAGAAACGAGCAAAATAGAAACAAACCATATTAGGGATTCAACCTCAACGATGGTTGATAAAGATGGTAATATTCTGAGACAAGACAAATATCACTATGAGAGCCACAATTATTCTGAGAAAGATGTTCAGAAGCTCAAAGATAGTGTATCTTATTTTAAGTCATACAAAGATAGCTTGGCAGTTTATCGACTCAAAATCGACTCACTGCAAAAAGAAAAGCAAGATTCAATACCATACCCTGTGTATATAGAAAAGCAGCTTGGAAAGATGGATAGTATGTTTCTTCGATTAGGAAAGATATGTGCAACATTTATTGCTATTTTTGCCGTGATATTGATTATCTTGCCTTTCATAAAATCAAAGATTAAGAAGAAATAAGTGTACCTTATTATATATTAGGTTTTAGTTTTTGTTGGGTATAAAATTGTATAGGATAACAAAGGCGGCTACTCGGGATGAGTAACCGCCTTTCTTGTATCAGTATTTTTTGTTTCCGTGATGATATTCACGGCTCTCGTTGTAGCGCATCTTTAAGTTGATGTGCTGAATGAGGTCGATATTTAAGGCTTCTGACCATTCAAAAACACTGTTAAGAGCATATAAGATAGAAGAAAGAAAAGTTTCTCTATCATACATATTATTAATAATGTCTGATATGCGCTCAGTTACACAGAATGCTATTCCTGTAAAAGATAAATCCGTATAAGCGGAAGGCTGATTAAGAATATTCTCCTTTACGGTGAAGCGATTCACTCCCATAAAGTCGAACATACGAATGCAGATGTCAGCAAGCTCACTCTCTACCTTACCTTCGATATTTCGCTCATAGAAATCTTCTACCAAACCTCCTTGATGGTCGTTTGCAAGCACACATTCAAGTCCGCTCTTATCCAAATTGTCCATCCAAAGGTCTTTGCGGTCGGCTTGCACAGCTTCGGCGACCTCTGTTATAATCATCATCAGCCAATGTGACGTTGACTTCTGTTCTTCGTGCCAACCGTGCTTTACGGCATTTTTATATGCACGCTCTGTCCATTCGTTAATCTGTTTTGCTTCTATTATCATTTTTCTAAAATTTATGTTCATCACAAACTAAATCACAAGATGTTTCCGTATCACTTACATCACACCACCCCTCGCCAAAGCAATCTTCGTTTTCAAACCAATAGCATTTACCGCAACAAGGCTCTTCAGTTCTTCCTTTCATTGAAATAACGTTTGATTGATTCACGCAATAATCTATTTTCCTCAGAGAGAAGCGTAACCTCCTCTTGTAGTTGCTCTATGATGTGCAAGAAAGCCATTTCTTCAATAGTTTTCATTTGAGTAATTCAAGTCGAAACCCTTTCTTTGCAACATATACAGCCTTGCCTGTAGCCTTAGCAACCTCTGAGGTAAATAACTCTGCGTTTCCGTTGTTTGCGCTCATGTGGATAAGCACAATGCCTTTTGTCTTTTCTAAATTATTCTCTTTCAAACAATTCAAGCAGCGATTCAAGCTCATGTGCGTAGCCTTTGCACGGATTCCTACCTTCTTCGGGATGATGCCTTCCTTGACGCTCTTATCAACCAGCGCATCAGTATGGTTACACTCGATGAGGATATAATCGAATGAGAGGCTGAACTTATATTTGATGTGATGGCTATCCGTAAGGAAAAGCATATCCCCCATATCTGGGTGATAGATGATGAACCCACAAGGTTCTTTCGTGTCGTGGACGGTATCGAAAGCCTTTACAACAAAGTTTCCTAATTTAAACTCTTTCAGCATCGGTAAAGCGTGATAATGAAAATCACCATCCTTTGCATTCTTCTCCTCTAAAGTTCCTTGTGTTGAAAAGATATTGAAAGGGCGAGCGTATTGCTTGATATATCCTGCGTGGTCGCCGTGGCTGTGAGTAATCAAGCACCCGACAACCTTTTTGAGGTCATTGCCGATTGCCTCGGTAGCATCGCTTAAAGGCATTCCACATTCAATGATGAGTGCTTCCTCATCGTTTTGCAATATGTAGCCATTACCACTTGACCCACTGCCTAAAGTTATTAACTCCATAAAAATTTTATATTTGTTAATAGGAGAAGGATTGTTCCCTCTCCTATTAGATTCAACGATTACTGCTGCTTGAACATATCTGGCATTTCTTGTTTGCCCATCGGCTGCGCCTTAGACTTGGTTTGAGCCGTATTTTTTGCGTTCTCTTGCGGTTTCTCTTCCTCGCTTGGTTGCTTATCGGAAGGCTTATTTTCCTCCTTCTGTTCGCCGTTATTCATATCGAGCGACTGAGAGTTAGCTTCCGCTGTCTCTTGCTGCTGTGCCTGTGCGAGCTTTTCTGCTTCTGAAAGTTGCTCTACATTATCGGGAGTTACCTCTGTGCAATGAGCATCCTCAATCTCTTCCTTGATAGCAAGTCCACATGAGATTTCTGGGCAATAAGCTGTTTGAAAACGAGTGGCGGCACGATAACGAAGCATCTGCTCAGGCTCTTTCTGCCACATAGAATCCTTCTTAGTGAGCCATCCACTTGCTCTTGCAATACCCATTGTTACAATCGAGCCTTTCAATACCTCGCCTTGCTTATCAATAGCAAAGGCATAGCATCCCCAATCGTCTTTTCCTTTCTCACCTACGAACTCATATCGAAGAGGAGTAGCAAAAAGTCCACTTGCGTTAATACAAGCAATAAGGAACTTTGCCGACCAAGCAGGTTGGTTATAGACCAAGTACAAATTTTGCATCACCATCAATGGATTGGTGTGCATACGCTGTGCCATATCAATAGCAATCATCGCATTACCGATGTTGCCCTTGAATGTCGGCGGTACAATAGTTGATTCGGCAAGAACCTTTGCCATTGTGTAACCAGTGTTAAAGCTCTCTTTGTTGGCGAACATATTAAGTTCGCCGTTCTGTGGTTGTGAAACCACGATTCCATTTTCTTCCATATTATATGATATATAAAATAATACTAAATTGATTCAATCTTCAAAGGCTGACCGTAAACGCATTGAAGGAATATAGTTTGTTGCTCAACAGGCACAATCTTTTCTGCTGATTCCTTGCGGTCAACGAAAAGAGGGACAAAGATGTTAGAGGCTTTTGATATACCACCGATGATATCAACACCCATATCAATGACCGTTCCATCATTTGTGTTGTCGTAATCAATGCCATCCTTGTCAATCGCCGTGCAAATCTCCTTCTCATCGTCATTCGTCTTGTTGTGCTCATAGAACTTCCAACGGATAAGAGAGAAATAAGAATTTACCTTTTCCTCAACGAGAGAAATCTTGGCTTTCTTATAAGCCTTGATTTGTTTGATAGTCTCAGTACAATCAGCGATAACCTGTGAAAGCTCAACGGAACGTTTGTTTAGCTTCTCCTTCTCGGCATCAATACGCTTGTTAGTTTCCTCGCCAGCCAATAATTTTGTAAGCTCATCACGATTCTTAAGCAGAAGCTCTTTCTTTGCCTTATTATCCTCGACTGTTGCATCAACCTTAACAACTGGCTTAGATGTCTCAATATCCGCTTTATCCTTATCAAAAACGACTTTCTCGGCAGTTGATTCCCACACCTCGTTTTGCTTATCTGTACGCTGCTTAATCAGTGTATCATAAGAAGTTTTGGCGTTCTTCACAGATTCCTCGTCGTGAGCTTTTGTTATCTGCTCGTAGGTATTGATATTTCCTTTTATAACAGCCATTTGCTGCTTAAATTCTCCTGCCTCGTTTTGTAACTTAGTAAGCATATCGGACTTACTCTTGTTGAACTCCTCTACAGCGTTATTATATTCCGCTGACTTCATATCGTCCGTATAAGGACGACCACAAACAGGACAAACATCTGTTTGCTCATAGCTAAATTCCTTCTCGTTAACATCACTCCATTCTTTGACTTTTTTATTGAACTTCTCCGTGACTTCAATCAACTTGATTTTGTTATTCTTGTAAGCCTCTTGATTTGTGCTTGCGGTAGTCTTGGCATCTTGCAAAGTATTAGATGCCGAAGAAATCTGCTTCGTAAGCTCGTCAATATCCTTTATCTTTGCATCTTGCCAAACTCTCTGAGCGTTCGCTACCTTCTTATTGTATTCTTGCAATTTAGCAAGATACTGCTCCATAGCAGGGTCTTTCTCACTCTTACCCTCCAAAGCGGCATCAATAGAGGATATATCGGCATCCAATGCCTCTTTTTGGGCTTTCAATGCATCGAAGTCAACTATTACACGCAATGCCTCTTGTGCTTGTACCTTTGCTGGAATCAACTTCAATTCCTCGTCAGCCTTCTTCTTTGTCGTATTCTGTTGCAAGAGCATATCAGAGAGCTGCTTTTTCTCCTCGACAACTCCTTTGTACACCAACGGATAAGGCTTCATCAATTCCTCTTCGTTGATTTCACCAGCCAATGACATAAGCATCTTGCGGCGGTCATCAATCTTGTAGGACATAAAGATGTTCACGTTGGAAAGTACCATCCACTTATTAATAGGGCAAAGCTCCTCCAATTTCTCATTGAAAGCTTTCTGAGAAAGTGGAACGTCATTAAACAGACGCTCTTGCGTGGTACTTTGAAGTTTTTCGTCTGCCGTACCCTTGCCCTTCCAATTCTCGGAAAGAATGCGCTGAACCTTAACTTCACGCTCATCATTGTAATTGAGCACGACAGTAACAGATGTTTCTAAGTGATGAATGACTTCATTATCGGCATCAAGCGGTTGCACTGTACCATTCTTCTTGCTGATAACGCCAAAGATTGCCCAGAGGTAAGCATCATAGATTGTTGTCTTACCTACCTTATTACCGCCACTTACAAGCATATTGTGGCTAAAGGAAATTTCTTGACTCCGAACCTTTTTAAAGTTCTGTAAGGTCATTGATTTAATTTTGATTTTCATTCTTTTTATATTAACGTTAAACTAAAAATTATTTCTTATCCTTAAAGGATTTGTATGGATTAGGTGCTCTACACCCTACGTGCTCTTTTATGTACTTTTTTTTGAAAGCATCGCAAATCTTATTTACAATATCAATATTGGTTGCTTCTGATTTTCCTTTCAACACCTCATTAGCATTAAACTCATTATCAGACAACATATTTGCTCTTTCTGTGTCAAATTTTCTAAGGGCTTGCATAAGATTTTGTGGATTAATGCTTTTACCGACATATATATCTCCATACCCTCCGCCAATTACAGATTCAAAAAAGTAAGTAAGCTCGCTTGGCGATAGATAGAAATAAATATTCCTTATTCGCCTTGCCATTATTACAATTTGTAAACTGCTTATAACTTGCGAAGCACCTAATATTCGATAAGTGTCTAAGAGTTGAGCCTTTACCCAATTCAATGCAACGCCTTCACCTAATTTCTTATCAATCACAACCAATGAATTTTTATCTTTTGTTGCGATAGATAACGAAAGAACTGGTTCTTTTCGTTGACTGATTATTGGATAATTCTCTTGCATCCATTTCTCGCCGTTAATCAGCGTTAAAGACTTCCGCTGCTGTTCTTGCGAAGTTAAGCTCTGTTTGCTGTTGCTGTTGTTGTACTCCATCATACTCAGAATAAACTTCATCTTCCCAGCCACGACCATTAAGATATGTAAGAGGGTGCTTTTGATACACTTTCTGTGTAATTGAAGCGACATACCTAGGAGTAGCAGCCATACAAGCGGTTCTATCTTTCTTCGTCATGTGCTGCCACTTCTTCAAGCATTTCTGCTTTCCAACACATTTTCCATACATCTTCCACCATTGTTCAAACTCTTCGTTAATAACAGAGATAGTTTGTGGAGGTATAACTTCGTAGCCTTGTGATTCTAATAATGTAATTGCGTTTCGTATCTCCTTTTGTTCCATAATTACACCTTATTATATTATATATACTCGCCACCCCAAAATCTTGTGATTTCAAACCCTGTGATAGCTAATTGACCATTTGGTCTTACGAGACTTTTAAGTATGCCACCTTTAAGATAGCGATAGATTGTCGTTGCGCTGATTTGTAGCTTCTCGGCAGTCTCTTTGATTGAGTATCGACCTTTTGGTTTTACGTCGGGCGGTTCATTTATCATTACTACCTCCTTTCATCTTATTGCGTTTGAGTACACCATAGATTGATGCCTCACAAGCATAATTGAAGTCACTCATTGTACGCCGCACTGCCTCAGACTTCTTGAGACCCTGCTCCATGTATTTGTCAACGGATAGACAAATCATGCGTTCTTTCTCTTTTTGTGATTTTATAACCATATTTAACTATATATTTATATAAAAATTAATATATTATTCATATCTTTGCACCATATTAAAGTGGTGCTTTTGAATTACACCGCAAAATTAATAAAAATATTTGGAATACTATTAATTCCTATTAACAATTTAATAATAATTAATATAAAATATGAGCACATTACTAGAAAGAGCAAAAAAAGTGGCTGAATACAAGAATTTATCGATGGCACAGTTTCAAGAGAGTATCGGAGTAAGCATCAGTCATTTCTACAATTCAAAGGAACTTTCACTAAAGACAATGAGAGCACTTAAAGAAGTTTACCCAGACATAAATGTCAATTGGCTGCAAAACGGAGAAGGTTTTATGACTAACGAAGATAAGTTAGAGGAGGAGGGTAAGTTCTATAAAGTTCCACTTCTCCCAGTTGCGGCACAAGGCGGTACACCCGATAATTTCGAAAGCCAGATACAACGCCACGATTGTGAAATGATTATCTCTCCTATCGACAATATCACTATGGCTATTTCCGTCACAGGAGATAGCATGTCACCCGAGTACCCAAGCGGAAGCAAAGTTCTTGTGCAGAAAATCAACGAGAAAGCTTTCATTGAGTGGGGGTGCACTTATGTGTTAGATACGGTGAACGGAGCAATTATAAAGAATATCTTACAAGTTAAAGATGACGACACAAAAATCATCTGTCGTTCTGTGAATCCAAACTTTGCAGATTTCACAGTTGATACAGCAGACATTAGAGGATGGTATCGTGTGCGCTGTTGCATCACCATAAAGTAGCAGTACAAAACGCAAAACGAGCAAATTTCATGCAAACGATATTTTTCGTTTCATATAAGTATCTGATAATCAAAAGGCAACAAAGAAAGGTATTAATACCGAAAAAGTATTGAAAAAAATATGTTGAATTATTCAAAAAAGCGGAATAAAAGAGCAATAATTGCTATAAAATAGCTATCTTTGCATCAAATTATATTTTCAAAAAGAAACGAAACTTTGCTATTTGATTCAAATAACGTGCAAATTTCGTGCAAAAAGTAGGAGATACGACAATGATAAAGGTTTCTATCAAACTAGACAAAAGGAGAAGGCTTAACAATGGAAAGTTTCCTTTAAAATTCAAGGTTGCTCGTAAAGACAAGGCAATCTACATATCCACTGGCTACGAGCTAAAGGAAGAGGATTGGGATGCTAAGAACGAGAAGGTGAAGAATTTGCCAGATAAACGCCTTATCAACATAAAACTAGGCAAACGCTTATCCGATATTAATGATAAGGTTATAGAGCTTCAAGCAGAGGGAAAATTGCGGTATTTTTCAAATAAGAAATTATCTCTCTATCTATCAAATGAAGAGGATAAAAAAGAATACGAAAACCATCTCTTTAAAACCCAGATGTCAGACTTTCTTTCAAAGAAAGATAGCGAGGGTACAATAAAGCTATATATTGCAACAGAGAATAGAATGAAAGCCTTCTGTGATTACGATACATTGAGAGTTGAGGATATAGATATTGAATGGTTAGATAATTTTTGTGAGTTTCTTAAGAAAGAAAATACGAAGAACACTATCGCTGTCCGATTGAGGAATATCCGTGCCATTATAAATTTTGCTCGCAAGAAAGGGTTGATTAAAGAGTATGTATTTAATATGTATTCTATAAAGATGGAAGAGACAAAGAAACGTTCACTTACAGTTGAGGAATTAAGAAAATTGCATGACGTAAAATTGACTTCTATTCGTTCAAAGCACAGAGATATGTTTTTCCTCATATTTTACCTTATGGGCATAAATGTTAAGGATTTATCCGAATTGCAAAAAATTGAAAATGGAAGAATTATCTATCGCCGAGCAAAGACAGGTACGCTATATAATATAAAGGTAGAACCCGAAGCATTTGAGATAATCGAAAAGTATAAAGGGAAAGAACACCTTATTAAGCAGTTCGATAGGGATGCCTCTTATCTTAGCTTCGACCAATCAACGAATCGGGTGCTAGGAAAAATCTGCAAAGAAATCGGTATACCCGAAGTCACAACCTACTGGGCAAGACATACCTTTGCAACTATTGCTTATGAGATAGGTATCAGCATGGATGTGATAGCCGACTGTCTTGGGCATAAGAGCGGACATCGAATCACATCTATATACGTTCGTAAAGACCAACAACGGATTGATGAAGCAAACCGAAAAGTGATTGATTACGTCTTATATAACAAGAAAGGATAGAGCATTTGCCCTACCCTTTCTTATACTCTAAGGAAAATGTATCATTCATTCCTAATCTATTTGCAGCTTTTTTGAAGTACTCTAACTTACGTTTAACACTATCCTTGTAATCCTCGAACTGTGCCAACAACGCTTCCTGCTCGGTGTCAAACAGCTCTTCCTCTTTAATTGCAGACCGCTTCATGCGTTCATAATTATCTGGTTTATATCGGTATGCAATATACCAACCCGAACAGTCTTCTATACTGCTATCAGTCCACGACACAGCACAACAACCTTTTACGATACATCGCTGAGGACATTCTAACCAACCATCCAAAAACCAAGCAACATCACCATCTTTATACTTAATACTTAGGAATAGGACGTTCGCTTTTGTTCGTGTATCTGTACTTTCTATTCATATTGCAATACATTTACTAATTAAGTTCATCAAAATCAAGCCACTCTATCTTGTCATAGCACTCGTACAAAGCTTCAATGCGCTTAGTGCCATCACCTCTAGTGACAATCCAAATATCATCGCTCATTGCTCCATAGTGAAGAGCAGTAGGGTTGATACCGCCGCCACTAAAGCGGAACATCACCCATTTACGATACTCAGGCTTCTTTTCGTTCAAGTCGTGCCAAATTGGCTTAGAGAGCACATTGATAATTTCATCAATCTCCTTACTTGCAGCAGGTAAAGCTGCCTTCAAACTCGCAATTTTCTTTAATGCTTCTAATCTATTCATTTCGTTTTTCCTAATTTAAACAATACATCAAGGAAGCTATCAATCGCACCATGATACTTCAATCTATAAAATAACTCGGTGCTTGTAGAATCATTCTTGCGCAACTGATACATCTTCCTTTCTTTCTCAATCATCGTGATACCTTTCATAAGGAACTCGTATTCCGCTTTCAGCTTGTCGTACTTCGCACTGAAATATATCAATTGCAACGACTGACAGAAAAGCTACCACAGCGAATATTAATGCTACTATTCCCATATCATTCTTTGTTATATTCTTGTCTTCTTTCTAACTCGGCTGCCAAGATTTCTGTGTCAGCCATATTGATGTGGTCGTTCACGTATTTCTCAACCTCGCTGAATGTTGCCTTTGATTTTGCTTGCTGTAAACTTGCGATGCTTGGTATATCAATTCCAATCCTGTACTTAACAACCTACTAAGGTCTCTGTTGATTTTCTTTTGCATCAAAAGGCAATCAAAGATACCTTGCATCTTCACTATATGTTGTTCTAACTTATCCATACTACTTAGTTTTATGTTCATCAAACGAAAGATACTTCATCTTTGCGAATCGGTATGATTGCCAAATTCTCGCTACTGTTCTCACTCTTGGAGTGAAGTCAGAAATACAGCCATTATAGGTATCAAACCCAAGGATGATGTATTTCTTTTCCAAGTACCCTGCCACATAAGCACCAATATCCTTTCCTTTGTAAAGAACTGGCTCACCAATATGTACCCTACAAAATTCTTCGTTTGTCATATATTATTTGAACTTAATAACAAAAAAATCCTTATCCAACCACTTGTCTGGGCAAAGCCCTTTCTTAGGCTTTCCGATGGTGATGCTCACGATTTCCTTCTCAATGTAAGGCTCGCCGCCCTTTGGGTAGCCGTTAGTGAAGCGAACGTGGGTGTAAGGTCTTTTAAACATACATCCGCTGTTAACTAATTCCTTCAATGCCGTATCAAATCCAACAAATATAGTTGATGTTTCTTTGCGGACATCGAAAAGCCGATTAGTCCAATACGGCTTAATCTCCCTATATTCATCGGTCTTTTCTCCCGAAGCTACCTTCTCGTACCACTCCTTAGTAAGTGATAGGTTCAATACTTTCTTTTCCATATTCTAAATATTTAAAATACTTCTTTAATGTCACACCCCGCCACAGCCCTGTATTCTGCTTTAAGGAAGGATATTTCGTTACGAAGCCGCTTGATTTCTTTGTCATTACGGATACGTTCCGAATTTTCCTTCCAGTTGCGGTAGGCGTAATAAAATTTTTCACATAGCTTCAACTCTTCGTCTGTGTACTTTTCGGTGTGCAGTTTCTTTGGAGTTTTGATTTCGTTCAACTTACCATCTTCCGTTAGTACTATCAACCCTACATATTCAGGAATAAGAGGAAGCACCTTATCGCCAAGATACCAAGGTACACAATACGAAAAGTAGTTGGGCGAACGTCGTAAGGCTTGGTTAGGCGACTGCTGACGAATGTAAACATTCCATGCCTTGCCTTCCTTCTGAATGTAGTAACCTTGGTAAGGCTCATACTTGGATAACTCCTTCTCGTCGTTCGTTCGGCATAGGAAAATGGCAGTGTACCAAACGCCTGTCTTCATCAACTCATGCTTCTGCCATTTGTGAACGAAATCGTTCTTGAAATCGGCGAGCGATATTTTGCATTCCACCTCATACCAATATCCGCTTCGAGTATTGACAAGGAAATCACTCTCCCAGTTGAACACGTATAGATTTTCCAAAATATACTTCGGATTGCTCTTCCAACCACGTAGATTCTGTTGAAGAAGCTGTTCTGATACATCATCCCTGCTGATGGTATTTTGAGATTTTCTTTTTATTCCCATATTCTAAAATGCTTTATCTAGTTCCTTAATCGCCTTGCGCTTGGATGCGTTTCCTATTCGCTTCCACCACAAGGTATCTTGATACTTTCGTTTCTTATCGCTTAGTCCTAGCTGACCAGAACGAAACCAATAGGCTATCTTTCCGAAAATGCTATCTCGCTTGTACATAAGCTATCCCTTTCTAAGTTGTTCGTTCCATTCAACCTCAACTTTGTGCATAGCCTCCAAGAGCTTGCAGAATAGTATTGCTGGAATTTCAGCTCCATCCGTACTTGGGTTTACCAACTCAATGCTACCTTTCTCCATGTCTTTGATTATCTTTACAGATAACGTTGTATCTAACTTTGCCATTTTATTTATGTTTTCTTGTTAAACTTATCGCCTTGGTGATGCGGTGGTCTAAACATCCATCAAACCTCATACAGTATAGGTCAACTTACTATGCCAATATCCAATCTTGCCATCAAGGATATTTGCTTTCATTATCTTCTTTGCCAGTCTAATCTTCATAAGCCACGTTCAAATCCTATGTTAATAAAATATTCATTTATCTCTT